GGCACAGGCGGCGCAGGCAACATTGACGTGTATGCAACGAACATCATGGGTCGTCAGGCTCTTGCTAAGGCGTTCAGCACACAGGATGGAAACGGCGCAACTCCAAAGATTGTTCGTGGCAATGTCACAGACATCTTGATGCGTCTGCAACCAATGGGTTGGTACTGGCTTGGTGGCTACGGTCGCTTCCGCGAGGCTTCGCTTCGTCGAATTGAGTCAGCTTCAACTATTGGCGCAAACTCATAACTAATTAGTCAGGGCCCTCCGCTCCTCCTCATCGGGGCGGGGGGCTTTGCTATACTCTTTTTGTTGAAAGGTTCTTATGTCGATTTCTAACTATGCTGAAAACAAAATTCTTGACCACGTAACTGGCGAGGCTGCTTGGACTATGCCAACAACGGTGTATGTCAAGTTGCACACAGGTGATCCTGGCGAAGCTGCAACGTCAAATGCTGCCACGGAAACTACACGCAAAGCGGCATCTTGGTCAGCTGCGTCTTCTGGTTCTATTGCTACAGATGCAACAATTGAGTGGACTAACGTTTCTACAACAGAAACATATTCGCATTGGTCGTTGTGGGATGCTTCAACTGGTGGTAATGCTTTGTGGACTGGTGCACTATCTGCATCAGCTGCTGTTACAGCTGGAGATACTTTCCAAATCACTTCGCTTACGCTGTCTCTCGATTAGTCGGTAGGGGGTAAACCCTATGCCATTGACAGCAGTAATTGCTTATACAGAACCGTACAAAGGTACTCATAGATTTTATGTAGGTACACCAGTATCTAGGTCTGCTACTGGTTCTGGTGCTGGAACACAATCAGCATTAAGAACAATTGTTAAACCTCGTACTGCAACTGGTTCAGGTGTTGGCGCAGCAACCACATCAATAAAAATTATTTATGTGCGTACAGCTACTGGCACAGGTTTGGCTGGGGAGTCAGCAAGTACGACAAAAGAAATTCTTATTCGTACTGCAACTGGTTCAGGTGTTGGTACTGGTGAAGCGGATCCATTCCTTTTTCTTGTAAGACTGGGAACTGGTAGTGGTCTTGGAAGTTCCTCAACGACATTTATTCGTGGCTTAGTAAGGGTTGCTACGGGTAGTGGTAGTGGTACACAAACAGCAACAAGAGTTGTTACTTATATTAGGACAGCTACTGGATCTGGGTTAGGTACACAAAATGCCGTCAGACGCGTCACGTTCTTCCGTACTGCGTCAGGATCGGGTTTGGGTACCGAGACAGCCTCCGCAATAGAATCGCTTCCTAGAACAGCTACAGGCTCTGGCGTTGGTTCTGTAAGTCAGAATGCCACATGGGTTAAGTCTCATATGTTCAGGGTTCCACAAACAACAGGCTTTGCTTTTGTCGAGGCATATTCAGAAATTAGCTGGCAGCCACGAGAACGATTGTTTGCTCGTCTACCCAACGGCACAAGGGTGGAGAACCTCTTTGAATTACAAGATGGTTCATATACAATTAATGATCCAAGAGACGGAACAGCAGTCAGGGTTTACCTTGGTTCGCACGTAATTCCATTGACGGACGAGGAAGTAACAAACCTGACAGCAGCTGGATACGGAGCGTACATAACGTGAAGCATGCAGAAACCCATCCCGATTTAGATGTTGATGGTTGCTTTGGTTGTCGCATTGCGAATATTCGCATGGGTACCAATAGCACCACAACTCGCGGGCAAACAGTACAACAAACAAATAAGGTAGAACGCAACTGGCAGAAAGACATGCCAGCTTATAAACGTTTGAGGAAGGAAGGTTTGCAACCAAAACGAATTGATGGTGCAGCCGAAGTCGAAGCAAAAGCAAAATATAAATGGCAAGTTGAAACAGGATTGGGTATTAGAGGAAAATAAATGGCTAAATCACCAGCATGGCAACGCAAAGAAGGAAAGAATCCAAAAGGTGGACTCAATGCAAAGGGTCGTGCATCGTACAAAGGTGGGACATTGAAAGCTCCTGTTAAAGCAGGAGACAATCCACGTCGGGCATCATTCCTTGCACGTATGGGGAACATGCCAGGACCTGAACGAGATGAAAAAGGTAGACCAACAAGACTGCTATTATCTTTACAGGCTTGGGGTGCTTCGTCTAAAGCGGATGCACGGTCTAAGGCTAAAGCAATATCCGCACGAAACAAGAACAAGAAAGGCAAGTAATGCCAAAAGTAGGAAAAAAGGAATTCGCTTACACCCCAAAAGGTATGGCGATGGCTAAAGCAGAAGCCAAGAAAACTGGCAAGTCAATGAAAATGAAAGGCAAGAAAAAGAAGTAATGACAACTGCAGCAACGGTAATTAATAAAACGTTGCGACAACTTCTATCTGGGACGGTGGAGGCTCGCAACAAACTAGCCTCTACTGTCAACAGTTCTGCTACTAGCATTGTCTGCACGTATGCCCTTGAGGGGTTGCGTGCTGGACAAATTTTTGAAATTGAGTCTGAAGTATTTTATATTTGGGCTGCTGACACAACAACAAAAACCTTAACCGTAGAGCGTGGGTTTAATGGAACTACTGCAGCTGCACATACTGCTGGTGCAATAGTCACGGTAAACCCCAGGTTCCCTAGAGCTCAAGTTCTTGAAGCTATCAATGATGAAGTCTTGGATCTATCATCACCAGTTAATGGATTGTTCCAAGTTAAAACATTAAATTTTACATACAACGGTACGGACAGAATGATCAACCTAACATCTGCTACTGATGTTATTGATATTTTAAACGTATCTGTTCGTTACCTTAGTGACGATTACCCAATTGCTCGCAAAGTAAAACTTGTTCGCGACCTACCGACAGATGACTTTGCTTCTGGTTTTGCTTTAAAGTTTGATCAAGCCGTATACCCAGGCAGACTTCGTATTGTTTATAAAGCGCCTTATAGTTCGGTTACCACAGAAGCAACCAACCTCAATACAGATTGCGGTATACAGGAATCCATAGAAGACATTGTTGTTATAGGCACACAGCTTAGGTTGATGGCACCACGCGAAATCAAACGCAACTTTGTTGAATCACAAGGTGATACTCGTAGAGCAGAAGAAGTTGCATCAGGCGCAATTACCAACTCCGCAACAGCACTAAGACAATTACGGAGAGACAGAATCATTGCGGAGGCTGCTCGCTTAATGCGGTCGTATCCGACATTCTTGACAAGGGAATGATCGGTGACATTAGTACTGCGGTATACGGATGCTTACTATCCAGCCGTTCCCTACTTTGCGGGAAAGGAAAGTAGTTCTTTGGTTCCAGATATTTTTCCTGTTGCTATCGATTCAAGACCGTTTCTTGTAGATTCCAAATCAAACTTATTCTCACGTGGGTTTGAACCTAGGGTTCGAGATTCGGTTGACCAATCAACCACGCCAGGCGAAGCAGCAATTAACCCGCAAGGTTTGTGGCGTCGCGGCGAATCATCATGGCATCTTGGTGCTGGACAGAAATATGCCGATACAGCAGAAGCACAAGACTACAGGTTTTACACAAGTCAAGGAATTGACCCATGGACCAAAGGTCAAATCTCATTGTTAAAGACTGTGGCTTTGTCAAAGTCAGCTACTGGCACCAACTTGAAGATTGCTACAACTGACACAGAAGTTTATTTCTTAGACGGCACGAATCTTTATTACTCAACGAATCCGTATGCATCAAGCCCAACATGGACAGCTGTAACTGGATTACCTACTGGTACACCACGTGACATGGTTAGCGATGGATCATCTATTTATTTAACCTATCCAGGCACAACCAATGCGTATGGATTGTGGAAGGTTCCATCAAACCACACACCAGTAAACGTTGCTTATGGTCATGAGTTTGGTTATGTTGATTTGGCTAAAGGGTTTTTTGTTGTTACTGGTTCTGGCTCTGATCAACACAAACTTTATTACAACCCAACTGGAAATGTGGGAGCTGCAGATTACACACATCCATTAACAGATTGGGGATGGATTGGTGCTGCATCTGGTCCTAACGCTATGTATGTAGCTGGATCAACAGGTAACCGCGGAGCAGTTTACAAAATAACTATTACAACTGCTGGCGTGTTAGAAACTCCAGTTGTTGCACTTGATTTACCAATCGGAGAAACCCCAACGCATCTTGGCTCATACCTTAATGGTGTATTAATTGGGACAAACAAGGGCGTGCGATTTGCAACAGCAGATAACAATGGGGACCTAACTACTGGCTCACTCATTTCTACGGGCAAAGACGTAAATCAATTTACCTCTGAAGGAAACTTTACTTGGTTTACTTGGTCAGATTTTGCAACATCAACTTCGGGGCTCGGGCGTTTAGATCTTTCAACTTTTACCGCAGTTAATGTTCCAGCTTATGCTTCTGACTTGATGGCTAGCGTTGGGGGTACGGTTCAAGCCGCGGCAACATTTAACTCAAAACGACTGTTTGCAATTTCGGGTAGTGGTTTATATGCCGAATCATCAGACCTTGTTGCATCTGGCTCGATCACTAGTGGTATCTATAGGTGGGGTATTCCAGACAGAAAGTTTGTAGCAAAGTTTGATATTCGTAGCACCCCATTGGTTGGTACGGTAACCCCGTATATCTCTAGCGATACTGGAGCATACACGGCAATGACGGCACACAATGTTGCGTCGGCTACCGAGTCTGTTGCTACTGGTCCACAAGCCAAATTCATCGAGGCTTCTTTTAGGCTGGACTTTACCAGGGGCACCACCACTACTGGACCAACTGTGACACGTTGGATGGCTCGAGCCTACGCATCTCCAGCCCGCAGCCAGGTGTTTAAAGTGCCCCTACTGATGCATCATCAGCAGGTAATTAATGGCATTGAGTATTACCTAGACGTAGAAAATGAACTAAGCCTACTAAGGAACCTAGTTACGAATCCTCGCGTGGTAAACTATCAGGAAAATACGGAGACTTTTTCGGTAGTCGTAGAGGACTTGGAATTCCAGGTTCTTGATGGCGTTCAGGGTAAATGGAACCTTGAAGGTATCTGTGTTGTTACAATGAGATCTGTACAAGATTAGGAGAATAAATGGCAGCAGTAACTAGGAGATCGTATGCAGGTGCAGCTCCTGCTTGCACACTTACTAGTGGTATTACTTCTGGTGATACAACTGCTTCGCTTACTGGTACTGTAACCGACTGGCCTACAACTTCTGGTGGACCATTTCATATGGTTATTGATCCAGGTCTTTCAACAGAAGAAAAAGTTCTTGTTGGATCGCGATCAACTGGATCGCTCTCATCTATTACTCGTGGCGTAGATGGTACTACTGCTGTTTCGCATTCTGCAGGCGCTACTTGCTATCCAGTTTTCACAGCAACTGACGCTGACGAAGCGAACACTTTGGCGTCGACGATGACTACTCGTGGTGATTTGTTGACGATGGGTTCTGGTCCTACGGTTGCCCGTATTGCTATCGGTGCTTCGGGTTATGTGTTAACTTCTGATGGTACGGATGCTGCTTGGGCTGTTTTGCCTGCTAGTGGTGTTACTGGTGACAGCGACCAGTTAGTTTTAGGTTCACAGGTATTCGCTTAATATAGGAGACACATGGCAACATTCACTAAACAAATTCTTTCGAATAGCACTAATGGTAAAGCGATTAAGGTTGCTGCTACTGCTACTGCTGGCACCTTGATTCATACTGGTTCCACAACAACGACAACTCTTGATGAGGTTTGGTTGTATGCAGTAAACACTTCAGCATCATCAGTCAAACTAACGATTGAGTGGGGCGAGGCTACTGCACCTGATGGCAATATCGAGGTTACTGTTCAGCCTGAGGCTGGTTTGGTGACTGTGATTCCTGGGTTGTTGATTAAAGGTAATGCGACTGCGCTTGTTGTTAAGGCGTTTGCTGCGACAGCGAATGTGATTTGTATTCACGGTTTCGTTAATCAGATTACGGTTTAACTATGCCGAACAGGCGTGAACTCGGATATGTAAGT